AAAAAGAAAAAGAACATGAAGCAGTTGTTAAAGCAACTTTTAAAGCATCAGCAACTGCTGCAGAAATGTTTGGAAGCTCTTTAGATGGTGTTACACTTTCACAACAAAAACTTTTTGATGTTCAAAAAACAACAACATCTATGAGTCAAGCTAAGAAAAATGCAGATCAAATTGAAAAACTTGATGCAAAAGATCCATTAAAAATAACTGCAGATGCTATTAAAGGAATGGATTCCACAAAATCAATTATTGGAACAATTAGAACATTTGCAGCATCACAAGTTGCAGCAGGAATGGATCCTTCAAAAGTAAATGATATGGTTGCTGCTTTATTAACTTATGCAGGAAAATTAGATTTAGTTGATGTAGCGCAAAAAGAAGTTTCTGGATCCACTAAAGATTTAGGAACAGCTACAACTACTTGGTTAAATAAATTATATGATGCAGCTGGAGTAATGAATGTTACAACAAAAAGTTATGATGATTTAACTTATAAACAGAAACAATATGCTGACGGACTACTATTGGTTGTTGATAGAATATTAGCTGCAGAAACTCCATTAAATAATGTTAGAGCATTACTTGATTCAATTGGAGCATCAAGCGGAAATGTTGCAGAAAAATGGAATGCATTAAAACTTGCTGCAATTAATTTAGGTGACACATTATTAATTAATTTATTTCAAAGAATGTCTGGACTTGGATTTACTCCAGAACAAGGAGCTTTTGCAGCATTAGTAGCTAAAGACAACCCAGATGCAATGAAAAATGCTTTGGCTCCAAGCACAACTGTAGCTGGAATTTCAGGAACTGGAGTTGCAGATAAAATTGATGCAATGCTTAAAGATTCAAAAACTTGGGAAGAAATAGCAAAAGCAAAAAATACTGCTGTAGATAAACAAATTTCAAAAATGTCTATGCAACTTTCTGATGAAGAAAGATTAAAACTTTTACAAAAACAGAAAAAAACAATTGATGAGCAAATTGCTGCACAACAAAAAATTACAGAAGAACTTAAAAAACAACAAGATTATTTAGTAACAAGAACTGATTTAGAAAATCAAATTAAAATGGCCATGGCCTCTGGAGATTATCTCAAAGCCAATCTTTTAAGACAACAACTTGCAGCAAAACAACAAGAATTTACTGGAGCTCAAGTACTTACTCCACTTGAAAAACTAAGCGAAAAAATACAAAAAGCAATTGATGCTTTGCAAGAAAAAATGAATGCAACTGCAACAAATGCTCAGAAAGAAGCAATTAATGCTTTACAAAAGAATAAAGTTGATGTAAAACAATTTGGCAAAGACATGGTTGATGCATACAACGATTCTATGAAAGATAAAAAAATTATTACAGTTAATGGAGAAAGAGTTGTTGTTAATACTAAAACTCCAGAAGGTTTTAGAGATATAGCAATAGCAACGCTTCAAGATCCATATGCAACAACATTTCAAGGATCTGATGTTCAACCTTCAGCAGGACCAACAGATACATATAAAGGTCATGAATTTAAAACTTTTGATTATAATGGCAAAACATATCTTGTAGATAAAAATGGAGATGTATATCCAGCAACTTATGATGAAAAACATAAAAGATATATTGTCCGTCACGCCACTGGAAATGTTAATAGAGACAAAAACATAGATCCAAATAAACACGCATCTGGTGGATATATTAAACATTTTGGACCAGGTGGAGATGTAAATGGACCAGGAACTGCAACATCTGATTCTATCCCCGCTTACTTATCAAATGGTGAATATGTAATTAATGCTTCAGCTGTAAATAAATATGGTACAGAATTATTTGATGGATTAAATGCTAAAAGGTTCCATAAGGGCGGTGCAGCTGGACATAAGCACTTATCATCCGAACATGCATCTAGTCAATACAAAGCGCCTAAATCATTAATGCAAAAAATTTGGGATAATATTTTATTCCCAACAGCTTTATGGGCAGATAGATTACAATCAGGACTTAGCGGTACTCAACCTATTGCTAATACAAATCTAGTACAAGAAGCTTTATGGGATAAACAAGCAAGAGAACAAGGAATTTCTTCAGTTATTAAACCAATGGCTGCTCAAACAGTTTCAGATATTGCAGGACTTGCTGTTCCAGGAAGAGCGGTTAGTGCAGCAGCAAGAATGGGACTGGAAGGCTATGGAGCCACAAGAGGAATTTACGGCTTAGGCAATCTTATTCCACAAAAAGGTGCTACATCTTATGCATTATCATCTGCTTCAAAATTTGGAGCAGCAGCCATAGAAACATCTAAACCTTTTTCTGATATTATTAAACCTCAAAATGCAAGTATGCGAATTATTAGAAATATTGATGAAGAAGCAGTAAGAATAGCCAAAAAAAATGGAAAAATTGAACCTACTATTTCTAATAATACTGATCTAACATATGCTAAAAACTTATTACAAGGAGGATCTGATTATTCTGATGCTGTTTTAAAATATTGGACAGATGCTTTTAATATTTTAATTAAAGAAAATAATTCTGTAGTTAAAGGAATGAGTTTAGAAGAATTTATTAAAGAAATATCTAAATCTACTCCAGGCTGGGCTCAAAGATACAGTGAAGGTGATTTACCATCAAAATTGTTACAAGAAGCAAATAAAGCATATTTAAAAGCACATGGTTTAAGTCCCGCACAAGAATTAGCTTTATATAGAGCAACTTCAGATTTAATCAATAAAAAAGCTGGATATTGGTCTATTTCAGGAAAGGTAGCTTCTTCATATTTAAGAAATATAGGTGTAAAACCAAATAAAGGAAATCCAGGTGGTTTACTAAAAACAACTTTAAATGCTGAAAAATTTTCTTCCCCAATTGGCATCGGAGGAATGTATGATGAATATGCAACAGTACTTCCTCCATCTTTAATAAAAGATGCTAAAGTTGCTGGATATGGATGGATGGATCACACCAAAGGACCAAACAGACTTAGTAAACAAAACGAATGGGATAATATATCTAAAAGAGTACTTGCATCAATCTACCCCTTGGAAAAATATCATTCTGGCGGAGTTGTTCAAGGAAGATATGGTCAAGAAGTATTGGCAATGCTTCAAGGCGGGGAAGTTATATTGCCTAAAGAAATAGGAAGAAGAACAAATTATCACACCTCCAGTTCAATTCTTGATTCAGTTACTAAGAATTTAAATAGTAGTTTTAATGTTACAATTAATGTACCAAATACCAATGCCAGCCCACAAGAAATTGCACAAGTTGTTATGAGAACTATTAAGTATGAGCAGGGCAGGGCTTATACATCAGGAAGGGTGGTATAATGAATCTTTCTACTGCTAATGGTGTTCAAGTTTCTTTAGATGGAACAACTTGGTATAAACTTACTGATCACAATAGAGATCCAATTGATATTAATTATGAATTAGTTGAGAGCACTCAACGAATGGCAAATGGAACTTTGCGTAAATATGTAGTAGCAAAAAAGTTTAAAATAGTTGCTTCTTGGAAAATAGTACCCACCATTGATTCTGAATTAGTAGATTTTGATAAAGGTTCAAAAGGACCCGCTTGGATCAAAGCATTTTATGAAGGAAATGCTTTTACTTCAGTTTATGTAAAACTTATTTATGCAAAAGAGGCAACGCCAGCATTGGGAGCCGTACCAAATGACACACACTATGCATCAAAAAATGTTGGAACAGGGGATACCACTCCGCATATTGAACAAGCATTTATGACAAGTTTTAATTATACAGTAACTAAAAGAATGCCAAAATGTGACTATGTAGATATGTCAATTGAATTTACGGAGATTTAATGTTAAAGTCTGATAATGCTACGGTAACAAGTTACTTTGATAGAAATGTAATTAGTTTGTTACCATCAGTATCTGCTGAATGGAATTATAATGCTATATATCAACCATATGTAACCTATTCTGGCGACGGAACTAATGTTATGACATTGGCAGATGCTACTAATTTAATGCTACCGCAATCTTGGCAAAGAGAAAACCCATCTATTCATCTTGAGACTTCAACGGCAGGAAAAATAACCAATGTCTTTACAAGCACTAATTCTCTTAAAATAATGAAAGAAAGAGTATTAGCCTGGGATAACTATGATGATAATGTTGCTTTAGATTTAAATAAATCAAACTGGATTACTCAAATATCTACTCAAAAATTAAAAGTACCTACTGGAAAAAAATCATATAAAATTATTTTTTATGCAAAAGCCGTAGAAAACAATCTTATTAATCTTTCAGTATCTGCATCTCATCCAGATCCTATTGCAAACTTAACCTATTCAAATTCTGTTCAAATTGATAACGTAGATTGGACTAAAGTTGAAATTTTATTTGGAGTAAGACCAGATGATGTTAAATCATACTATCCAGATTATGATCATATTAATTTATTAATTGACGCAACCAATACCACCTATTCTAAAAATGATTGGTCATTTATTATTGATAGATTTGAAGTATATGAAATTTCTTATTTTGATTTTAAGTATGGCAATTTATATAGTAAAGAAAGTGTATTTGCTCCATTTCGTCCTGGCGAAAGTTATGTAAGTACGGGAAATGCAGATTTTGCTATTCCAACTAATTTTAGAAAAGTTGTTGATGGAGCCACAATATATAATTCAGACGGGACATCAAAAAATTTATTAACTGATGGTACTAAAGGTATAAGTATGTGGAACGATCAAATGCCATGTAGTCCAGTAACCTATTCTCCCAGAGTACTATTTGGAAGCACAAAAAGTCCATTGTTTAAAAATGGAATATTGTCTACATTTTCTGCATACAAATATTTTGTTTCTGATAAGATGAATTCTTATATTGGAGCATCGTATGAAAATAAATTAAAAATTAATAAATTAGTTTTAAAGTTTAATAATTCACAATCGTATCCAAATTCAATATCAGTATTTTTATGGAACGGAACAAATAAAACAGTAGTAAGTATTTCATCTGCCAACATAAGTTCATCTGGCACTTGTGTTTTATATTATCAACAAAATGGTACTTGGTCAACTACAAGATGGACTTCTTCTCAAATGCCAATTTTTGATACTGTTAATTTTGGTAATTTTAAATTTAATGGAACATCAACAAGTGCATCTGTTGAAATAGATAAAATTGTTGTTAATCAAGTATCATCTACAGTACAAAGTAATTATTCTTCATATGGAGAAAATATTAAAAATGAATTATCTAGATTTCAAGTAATTGAAGTTTCTCCCAGACTTGAAGTTGATTTGTCTACTTATGTTATAAATTTTGATATTAATAAAGAACTAGATACTAAAACAAATCTTGTTCCCATATCAGCAATTTCTGCAAATTCTGCTCAAATATCATTAACAAATATTCCATTTCCAAAAGCTGGAACTGCAAACTCTCCTTTGTTTTTATTTTCAACAAATGCTGCTGCTTCCCCATTAAAAAATCTATTAGTTAAAAACGTTAAATTTTATATTAATTATAAAATTAATGAACCATCCATTACTGGATCTGCTTCAATAATTCCAGGCGGAGTATTCTATGTTGATTCCTGGGATACAAGAGACATTGATTCAACTACAGTAAACTTATATGATTTTAGTAAATACTTGCAACTCTTACCAGTAAATGATTATGCTACAGCAAATCAAACCGTATTTAATATTATAAGTAACATATTAGATTTTGGCGGATTTACAGATTACGATTATGATCAATTAGCAAATGTTTGTAGAGATAAATCTCAACAATTATCATTAAACTATTTTTTTGCTGATTCAAAAAATAAAACAATATTTGATGTGCTTAGAGAGTTATTTACTGCATATCAAATAGGTGCATTTATTGATGAATATGGTGTTATGAGATTTCTTAATCTAAAAAATATTACTAAAAATAATCAAACAACATTTTCATTAAATGATAGTAATATTGCTACAAAAAGTTATGATGAAGTTGTTAAAACTAAAATTGGAAAAATAAATCTTAGATATAAAATTCCACAAATAGATAGAACAATTAGTCCAAATAGTGATATTAATGATCCAATTGATTTAATATCAAAACCAAATATTATTTGGCAGCAAGATAATTTAGATGTTATTCCATTTAATTATTTAAATCAATCTATTAAATCTTTATCACAACATTTCTTTGATTTAACAGTAACAGATAATAATAATATATTTTATCAATTTGGACTTGATGGAGAAAATTATTGCATTGTTGAAGGCGAAGTTATAAGTTTTTCTGATAAAGTTTATAGATTTTCTACATCTCAAGGTAAAAAATACAAAGACATTCCAGTATCTAGTGGTTCTGATTTACAAGCAAGAATTGCTGAATATGCAGCAGATATAGGATTTTCAGATGTTAAATACAAACCTACTGGAAGAATTGCTAATGTTAAGCGAGGACTATTTAATACTCCAGCAAAAACACATATTGTTATGTCAACTGTAGATGATGTTAAAAGTAGATTTTCATCTAAAACAAGAAAAATATCTGAAACTAAATTTAAAGAAGTAGATTGCCTTGCACCAAATGGTTTAAATTTTATTAGAGTTCAAGGTGTTTCAGACACAATAACACACATGGTTCCAAACACTTCTGGTGATAATTACAAAACTTATTCGTGTAAATTTAGATTTCCATTAACATTTGACATTAATAAAAAAATTGATTCATATGATGTAACAAATGATTTAAGTGCGGGAATGTTTTTAGGAATGAAATATGATGCTGATTTAAATTCAACATCATCAACCATGTATATAGAAGTACAAAGAAAAATACAAAAGAATAATACATTAAAATATTATTTAAATGTATATTCAATAGACACATTCGGCAGCAAGGTAGAATGGCATAAGCTTGATATAACTGAGCAAATGAAATTAGTAATGAAATATGATTTGCCAAATATATATCCAGCCAATAATTTTAAAAATTTTATAAATTTACAATGTGTTAATAATACATCTATAACAAAAGTTACAGTTAGCGACGATAGATTTGAAAAAAATACATTTTCAAAAACTTTTGACAATCTTGCCATCTATATAAATAAAATTAAAATTTGTGATTTAAACATATCAACTGCAAATGCAGGAGTATGGAAATCATTATTTTTGATTCCCAAAGATGGTAAATTTGGATTTTTTACAAATGGTGGAGCAGCATCATCAACTGCAGAACTTGCTGAAGTTTATGCAACAGAAGAAGAGCTTTTAGATGAATCAATACAATATCATTTTCAAACTAAAGAATATTTAAATAATTTAATTTCTGGAAAAAATAAAGATTATAGATATATTTTAATTCAATCTAAACCAGAAATTGTAGGTTTAAATTTTTATGATGTTCAATTAAATCCAGCCCCTTCATTGGGCGCAGAACCAGTTAAGATTTCTTATCGTGTTATTACACAACCTGCTACAACAGTTGATCCACCAAAATATTTTGATGTTTTTGAAGATGCTGTAGCTTACTCAGACGTACTACTTTCTGGATTTAAAGCTAAATTTGCACTAGTAAATGCTTCACCTTATTCAATTTGGGTTAAAAAAACATCTGATAGTATTAACACTATAGATGTTCAATTTGCTGTTAATTCACAATTTTTATTAACTGTTAGTGCTGATAGAAATATTCAAAGAATAATTAATCCGTCAAGTCAAGAAACAGTTGAAATTCAAACAGACTGGATTCAATCTGAAGAATCAGCAAGATCAATTGTTAATACTATCGCAGGAGCGGTAGACAACTTTAGCAAAGATACAATTATTAATATGTTTGGTAATCCATTAATTCAAATTGGAGATGTTGCTGAATTAAGATACAGATTACTTAATATTGGATATAACGCAGATTTATCTCAAGGAACTGCTCATGCCTACTTTGTTCAATCTGTAAAACAATCATTTAATCAGGGACTAACAACTTCATTAACATTAAATAGAGTTTCATATACTGGTCCTCAAAATGCTATACCAATTGTTTATGTCCCACCTGTTACTTTAATAAATTCTTCATTACAACAAGTTGTAAATGTTAAAACAGATCCAACATCTACAATAGTTCCAAATCAAGCAACGAACCTAGCTGCAACCAAAAATTTAAATATTACATGGGACAAGGTGGCAAATGCTACAGGATATGTAGTAGAAGTTAGAGTTGTTGATGAAAACGATGAGTTTACAAATGATAGTAGAGATATTATTAATGCCCTTGTAACAACTAATCAGTACACTGTTTTAGATAAATTTACTGCAAATACTGATCGTGTAAGAATTGTAGTATCTTCATACAACAACAGTTCAACAGGAGCAAGAGGAACAGATACTGTTTTATTTTATAACATATTGCCAAATGATAAAGATGCTCTTGCCTCGCAAGCTCCATCAAATAGTTTTAGACCTGAATTATCTGAACAAAGAGACTACGATTCTGGAAACACCAATACTGGAGTTGTTATTTGTAACAAAGGTGACTGGAACTACATTGATAAAAATACTACATTTACTTATGAATGGAAAAAATTAATTAATGGAAATTGGACAACTGTTACAAGTCAAGGTCAACCAAATACATATCTGTTTACAAATATAAATTCTTCATTTATTATAAAATGTATTGTTACTGCAACTAATTCAATTGATAGTACTTCTATTGAAACATATCAGTATGAAGTTGTTCCAAGAGTGACTTATTCAAATCCAAATGTTCCATCAGTCACTAGCGCATCTGCATATATCGGATGGGATGACGCATTAGTTGTACACTGGACAGACGCCTCCTATGGAGGAGCAAAGTATGAAGTTAAAACATATTATACTTTAAACAGCGGTGACTCTTTAGGAAGAGCATTGCTAAGTCAAACCACATTGGTTAATGAAGGCGAACAAGGATTAATAATTGATGCTTCAAGTATATCAAATGGTGTATTCAAATATGTAGAAATTACAACAGTGTTTGGAAGTAATAGGTCACAAACTGTTACAATTTCCGCTATTGGTCCCAAGAAAACTTCTATAAATAATTTTAAAGCCCTTGAGGGTGGTGGAAACCTTCTTTTAACTTGGGATGCAGTTGTAGGAGCAACAAAGTATGTAATTAGATTATCTAAGTCTCCAGACTTTAACCCTTCTGATAGTTATTATACTGTTACTACAAATGAAAAAGTAATAGGATCTTATCCACAAAGTCAATTAATTTGTTTATCAATTTATGCTGTATTTAGTAATAATAAGACAGGACCAACATTAAATACAACTTATGTAAGTGGTTCCAATGTGGTCAGACAAATAGGAAGGGCTGAAGAGTAAAAATGCCCTTAAATGATATAATTGTTATGATAAAAAAAATACGGAGCACAAATGATTAATAAAACAGAGAATCAGCCATATATATATCCACTTAAAACTCCAAGGCGGGGTTCTCTAACTATTTCTAAAAGTGATCCAAGAAACAATGCAAAATCTTTAAGAGTATTACGTTCACTATACGACTTTGTTTATGTTGTTGATGATGAAGATTTATTTGTAAGTACTTTAACTAATAAGAATGAATCTTTAATTATTGATACATTAAGTATAGAAAATATTGGAAATTTAATTAATTCTCCTACTACAAATACAACTACTTCAGTTCAAACTCAAATTCAACCCGCTCTAATACAACCAAGTTCTAAAACAGTTACAATTATTCCTCCAGTAAATTTAACCGTTGATACAGTAAATGTTTATGGAACAGATGGTACACTTACAATGTCTGCTAATATTGCTTTTGATTCTTATAATACTGGATATACTGTAAATGATTTTGAAATTATTTTAACTGATCAAAAAGTTAACAATGTTTCTTCAATTAATAGTTTGACGCAAGACGGAAATAAGATAATTTGGAATATTGTTTCTAGTGCTACAAATTATGTTATTGAAGTAAAACAGAGCGGAACAAATTCAATTGCTCCAATTTTAGTAGCATCGCCAGCGTTTAATTTAAATACTACTACAGTTGACTATACATTTTCTGGACTGTCTGGATCATATGATATTACAGTAACGCCTTATAATAATTTAGGAATTGCTGGAACAGCAAAAACAGCAAATTTTGCATTTTAGGGAGAATGATGAAGGGTACATACATATATAAGCAAAACGGAATTGAAATTGGTAAATCAGAAAATGTGATTACCACAGATGGTAAAAAATCAATTCTTCAATACTTGGCTGGAACAAATCCAGACTGGGCTTCTCATATGGTTATTGGTTCTATTAATACTGCAGCAACCACTTCAGATAAAACCTTATATTATGAAGTTGCTAGATCTCCAATTAATTTAAAATCTTTTTCATCAACCTCTCCCAATTTAATTGTTAAAAGTACTTTTGAACCTTATTTTGCAGCAAATATTTATGAAGTTGGAATTTATCCCGCAAGCAATTCAGCAACTTTTGGAGTAAGAAATGATTTAATTATTAATGATTTTTCTTCACAATCCGCATGGACCGACAGCGGAAACGCAATAACTGGACAATGGACAGAGTACTTAGCACAAAGTCCTACTTCTCCAAGAATTGGTATGTACTCATTAACTGTTCCATCAAATAAAACATATACAAACTCTTCTACTTATTTTGATTTAAGAAGTTATACTACTGTTGACACACTAGATTTATTGTTAGGACCAATTACAA